CTCGGCACCTCGGGCGCCGGCATCCCGACCGACATGGAGCGCCGCATCGTCGAGCGCCTGCAGCAGGTGAACGTCATCCGCAGCATGGCGCAGGTCCGAACCATCGACTCCAAGCGGACCATCACGGTCGAGGGCTCGCTGCCGACGACCAACCTGGTCGCCGAGGAGGGCGCGATCACCGCGTCCGATCCTTCGTTCGGCACCGCGATCTCGGTCGTTCCCTACAAGCTCGTCTGCGCCACGCAGATGTCGATGGAGTTCATCGAGGACGCGATCGGCAACGGCGGCATCGGCAGCGGCCTCAACTACGTCGCCGACAAGATCGCCTCCTCGATCTCGCTCAAGGAGGAGGAGTACTTCACCACCGGCACGAACAGCTCGCAGCCGGAAGGCATCGCGGGCAGCTCGGCGAACACCAAGCTTGCTGCGCTCTCGCAGGTGACCGACCTCGGCGGCGGCGCGATCACCACGATCAGCGGCGACAACCTGATCGACACCGTGCACCTCGTGCCCGTGCAGTACCGCAATTCCCCGCGCTTCAGCTGGCTCGTCTCGGACACCTTCGTGCGCGTCATCCGCAAGATCAAGGTGAACAGCACCGACTACGTGTGGAAGCTCAACGAGACGGCCGGACTTTCGCAGGGCGTGCCCGGCACGATCTACGGCGTGCCGTACCGCGTCGGCCAGTACCTCGCGACCGCGACGACCAACAACAACGTGTTCGGCGTCGTCGGCGACTTCAACTACTTCGAGATCTTCGACCGCACGGGCATCACCTCGATGGTGGATCCCTACACCGGCGCGGCGAACCAGCGCGTCACGCTCTATGTGACCAAGCGCGTCGACAGCAAGATCACCCAGGCCGTCGCCTTCGCCGCAATCACCTGCTGATCCTTTCCCCTTGCCGCGGGCCCCCCGAAAGGGGGTTTCCGCGATTTATGCCAGCACTCCCCATCCCGCTCGATGTGCTCCGCACGCGGCTAAAGATCGAGGTCGAAGAGGACGACGTCGACCTGGCGGTGTTGTGCATTGCCGCGGGCGAGATGATCGAGCGCGAGACCGGGCTCGGGCTCCAGCTGAAGGCGCGCACGGCCTACATCCGCAAGTTCGATCGGTTCATCCCGCCGATCCAGCCGCTCAGCTCGATCACGCAGGTGCTCTACTTCGATTCGACGGGCGCGGGGCAGACCCTGCCGGCGGCCGACTACTGGCTCGACAACACCGAGCCGCTGTACGCGCTTGAGTTCGACACCTCGGTCGTGCCGAAGGAGAACACCACCATTCAGGTCGACTACCAGGCCGGGTTTCAGATGATCCCGCAGGCGCTTCAGCAGTGCATCGTCGCGCTTGTCGGCAGCTGGTACAACAATCCCGAGGCCCTCCAGGTCGCGCAGCTCGCCGAGGTCCCGCTCGCCTACAAGGCGATCATCGCGCAGTACTCCGTGCAGGTGCCGTTCCGATGATCTCCGCCGGCCGCCTTAGGTTCGTCGCGCTGCAGAAGCTCCCGCCGACGGCGGCGAGCACGCTCGGCCTGCGCGGCGCTACCTGGACGGACGGCCAGCAGTTCCGCTGTGACGTCCGCGAGAGCTCCGCGGCCGAGCAGGCTTACGCCGACGGCACGGCCGTCGTTCGGCAGTACGAGCTGCGCGCGCGGTGGGAGACCGCCCAGGCGATCGGCCTCACCGAGCTTCAGCGCATCGAGTGCCGCGGCAAGACCTACCGGATTCGCGCTATCACCAATTTGGACGAGCGCGACCGCGTGGCCGTCATCGACTGCGAGGTCGTCCAATGAGCATCGAACAGGCGGTTCGCACCATGCTCACGACCGGCAGCACGATCTCGCTGGTGGCCGACGCGCGCGTCACCCACGGCTACCGCCTGCAGGACTCGGCGCTGCCCGCGATCACCTACGAGGTGCGCTCGGTCGAGACCGCGACCTGCGGCGCGAGCCCGACGCGCGTGGCCGATGTCGAGGTCCGCTGCATCTCCGAGCTTGCGACCGAGGCGCTCGCGATCGCCGCGCAGGTGCGCGCCGCGTCGGTCGCGGGCACCTACAGCACGATCGTCTTCGACGCCGTGCTCTACCAGAACCATGTGCTCGAGGCGGCGCAGCCAGGCGAGGGCGACGAGGCGACGCCGTCCGAGGCCGTCTGCACCATGACCATCTACTACCGGGAGTGACCCCATGCCAGGCATTTCAACCGCCCTGACCGCCTTCTCCTACAACTCCCAGGTCACGACCGGGCTTGTCTCGGTCTCGACCTCGGCGACCACCGACACTATTGAGACCACCCGTATCGGCGACGCCCGGCGCACCTTCGTGGTCGGGCAAGGCACGACCACGATCTCGGGCGAAATCTACTACGACCAGGCCGACCCCTGCGCGGCCGTCATGGAGACCGACGCGCAGGCACCGACATCGCGCGCGTTCTCGTGCACCTACAGCACGTCGATGACGATGTCGGGCAATTGCTTCATCACCAGCTGGCAGGTGACGGCTTCCTCGAACGACACCATCCGCGCGAGCTTCGAGCTGCAGACCACGGGCACGGTGACGATCGCATGAGCATCTCCGACGCGCTCCAGCTGAAGGACGTCACGGTGACGCTGCCCGCGGGCCGCGCGGTCACCCTGCGCCGCCCCTCGGCGCTCGACTTCATCGACGGCGCCGAGATGGCCTCGAAGACGCCCGCGCGGCTCTACGCATGGCTTGCATACAGGCACCTGCTCGATGAGTTCGGGCGGCCGGTTTTCGCAAGCGTCGAGGCGGCGCTCGACGCCGATGGGCTCCTGATCCTCCAGATCGGGCGCGAGGCGGAGAAGCTCTACGAGGAGGGCCGGGACTGAGCGAGGCCGCCCGCGTGGTCCTGCGGGCGGCCGCGAAGCGAAGCGCGGTGGACCTCTCCAAGATGAGCGTGGTGCTCATCAACGTCGATCTCGACATCCCCGACTGGCGCGGAATCAGGAAGCAGATCAATGCTCGCAGGCTACAGAATCACCTTCCGAGTGACCGCAAAGGAGCTGGCCGAGATCAAGGCCAGCCTTAAGCGGTTGCCGAAGGGCATCCGCGGCAAGGTCCTCCGGACGGGCCTTCGCGGCTGGGGCGAGCTGGTCAAGAAGGCGGTGCGAGCGAAGGCCCGCCGCAAGGATGTCCGCACCCGCCGCTCGATCATCGTCAAGACAAAGACCTACAAGCGCGGCAAGGTCATCTGGTGCGGCATCGGCGTCCGTAAGGGCGGGCCGATCGACGTCGGCTGGAAGAGCCACCTGCACGACCAAGGCTACCGCCCGTGGCGCAAGGGCATCAAGGCCGACGGCACGCCCGCGAAGCAGCCGAGGCTCTGGAACCGAAACCCGAACAGCAAGTTCACTCCGTTCACCTACAACCGCGGCTGGCGCAAGGGGCTAAGCAAGCGGAACCTCGGCGGCGTCATCCTGAAGACGAACTACCTCACCGGCCCGTCCTTCGTCTACCAGCACCGGGTGCGCGGCTATGTCGAGGACGCGGTCGCCGAGGCCTTGATGAAGGAGGCCCGCCGTGGCAGCTAAGCTCCCAAACCTCGTCATTCCCGTGACCGTCCAGACGGACGATGTCGATCGCGGCCTCACCGCCGTCGAGCGCAAGCTCCGCAACTCGGCCGCGAAGATGAAGCGCCTCGGCGCCACGGGGGGCGCTGCAGGCGGCGCAGGAGGCGGCCTGAAGGCTCAGCAGGGCACGGCCCTCCTCGGAGGCGTCGGCAAGCTCGGACCGATCAGCGGGGCTCTGGGCGGCCTCGGCGGGGCAGGGCTGGCCATGGCCGCCCCGCTCGCCATGTTCGGCCTGGCGGCGCAGTCGGTCGCGACGATGGCCGCGGCGACCAATGGGGCTGGCGAGGCGCTCAAGCTGTTCCAAAAGACCGGCGAGCAGACCTTCACCGCCAACAGCGAGTATCTCAAGAAGCTCGCCGCGCTCGAGTCGCAGTCCCAGATTGCCGCCGCGGGGCCCGGGATCATGGAGGCGTTGTCAATCGCAAGCGGGCGTCCCGGCGAGGAGGGCATGATGTCGATCCTCAACGACTTCGCGAAGCAGTCCGCGGCGTTTGCCGGCGCGACGCTCGGCGGCAAGTCGTTCGAGCAGGCCACGCTCGAGGCCGCGCTCGTCACGGCGAGCGAGGCCCAGGCGAAGGAGATCGCCGCGCAGCTGGCGGCGCTCGAGAAGCAGCGCATGGATGTCGGCCTCGCCGATGTCCTCAACCCCCTGTCCAGCCTGCCGCAGAAGATCGACCAGCTCGCCATCTACCTAGGGAGACTCTGATGCCGACCACGACCTCCTACGAGTACAGCACGCTCAGCTTTTCGGCTAAGGCTGGCGACTTCCGCGAGGAGTCGACGATCACCGAGCGGCGGCACATCAAGCGCATCGACGGCGCGGCCTTCAAGATCGACACGGACACGGTCAACGCCGAGATCGAGGGTGCGATGCCGCGGCGCGGCGACCCCGCGTACTCGAGCGGCACTGGCCTCACCTGGCAGCAGTTCTGCAGGTTCCGCGGATACACGGTCGAGGCGCTGCCGAACACGGGCGGCGCGATGTTCACGCTGACCTGGTCGACCATGTACGTCCTCTGCGAGAACCCCTCGCCCGTCTCCTACGACCCCGGCTCGCAGATGGAGCTACAGTCGATCACCCGCTCGATGCGCATCTACCGAACCGCGTGGACCACGAACCCGCCTGCGGCGTCCGACGCCTCGGCCGACATCGGCGGCACGGCTACGCAGGGCGTCGGGGATTCCGCCGTGTGGCCCGTGAACCAGTGCCGCATCCGCATGCGGTTCGTCCAGGACGCAACCGCGTCCACGATGCTGACCGCCGCCGGGAACCTCTCGAGCTACAACAACACGCGGAACAGCGCGATTTTCCTCGGCTGCGCCGCGCGCTCGCTCATCTGCGAGGGCGTCACCTTCAACCCCGTAAAGTACGAGTTCTACGAGGTCACCTTCGACTTCCTCTTCTGCCCGTTCTTCCACCACGAGCAGGTCGTAGACCTCGCGCCGGACGGCCGCCCCGACCGCGTCGCGACCGGGCCGAAGACGGTGAAGTGGAAGAGGCTTCCGCGAACGGAGACCGACTTCAACAACATCTACGGCGGCTCCGCAGCCATCAAGGCCATCGCGGAGCGGGGGTATCCAATCCCATGATCCGCGGAGACGATCGCCTCCTCCGCCAGGACCCTGCGCTGCAGTCGTTCACGGACCGCAACCGCGGGTGGAACCAAGGCGAGCCCGCGCCCGCGCTGATCCTCGGCAAGATCACGGCGGCGACGCCGATCGCCAACTTCCGCTGGACCTACACATGGTCGGAGGCGCAGATCACGGGCACGACCCCGGCGACGAGCACGACGGGCCTGACCTCCCAGTCGGCACTGTCGGTCTCGGAGCTCTCGAACACGGCCACGCCGACCAGCTACTCCTACGGCGTGCCGAGCGGAGACCTGCTCGGGTCGTTCGAGCCGAAACCGATCCCCGTCGGCACCTATGTGAGCGTCAGCGCCCACAGGGGCACTGACGGCTCCTTCATGTGGCTTATCATGAACACGCAAGCGATATCAGGAGCATGCCCGTGAGCGATACCCAGAACATCGTCTACTCGAAGGGCGCGCCCGGCTCCTACGCGATCACCTACAACCCGACGGGCACGCCGCCGAACCTCTCGACGGGCTACACGGCCTCGATGCGCGTCTGGCGCTCGGGCCTGCCGACGACCGCGGCCGCCGACCACACGGCGACGCAGGCCACCGCCATCACGCTTGCCGCCGCGGGTTTGATTACGCTTAGCCTCGTGACGATCGACACCGCGCTTACCGCGGTCGACTCGTCAGAAGCCATCTGGCACTATTCGCTCGAGGTGACGCCGACCGCAGCCGCGGCCCAGCTCGTGCACACCGGCTACCTCATCCGCAGCCAGCCTTGAGACTTCAACACCAAACCAAGGAGCAGAACCATGGCAGTCGAGATCCTCCCGCGAATCAGCGTAAACGCCAGCAGCGGAGACTGGGTGCGCCTCAGCTCGACGCGCTCGGGCGAGATTCCCGTCGCGCTCTACAGCTACACGGCCTACAACCTGGTCTACAACGCGACGACCCTCGCCGAGGCGGGGGCCGAGGCCACCGCGAACCGCATTTTCCTGCAGAACGCGAGCGTCACCACCTACCTGTCGCTTGACCTCACCCTGACCTGGGTGCGCTCGAACTCGACCGCCTCGGAGCTCTACATACTGAGGCAGGACTGAGGCATGACCTTCGAGCAACTCGCAACGATCATCAGTCCGTTCGTCGCGGCGTTCTGCGCGAGCGGCTGGATCCACGCCCAGCTCGGCCGGATCCGCGAGGACCTCGTGAGGATGGACGAGCGCATCAAGCACCTGGAGCAAAAGCCATGAACAACCGAAACACCACCGTCGCCGGCATCGGCAGCATCCTCGTCGCCGTGGGGGCCGTCCTGACGGCTCTCTTCGACGGCGACCCCCTGACCCTCCCCGACTACGCGACGGCCGTCGCGGCCATCCTGGCGGGCGTGGGCCTGATCCTGGCGAAGGACGCCAAGAGGGATGCTTGAGCGCATCGTCGCCTCAATCGCCCTCGCGCTTTTCCATTGGCTGGAAGGCCGTCTGGCGGAGCGGCCTCGGGCCGTGGATGGCGACTTGGACCGCGCTCTTCTTGACCGCGCTGGTTCTCGCGTTCGCGAGTGGCTGCGGCAGGACGGTGCTGGTAAGCGAGGAAAGCCCGATGCGGGTCGGCCCGGCGACCAAGGCGCAGGTGTGGACGCGGGTCCAGGGCGAGTGGGAGTTGAGCGCGAGCCGCGTCGAGATCCCTGAAGGCTGGTACCTCGTGCCGCCAAGCTTCGTGGAGAAGCAATGAGCAACTTTCAGTACCAGTGCTGCTGCGAAGACGAAGGCGGAGGCGGAGGCCCGGCGCAGCCGTGCCCGACCGACTGCGTCTGCGCCACGAGCTACGCCGTGACGGGCTGCAGCATCAACTACGCTTTTCAGCTCAACGACTTCCAGACAAACTGCGGGCAGTGCGGCCAGGGCGGATGCTACACAAAGTCGTACTCGATCAGCGTGTCCGGCGCGCAGGAAGGGTACATGACCGTCAATCGGCAGACGGTCGGCTCAAGCGAGGCAAACTGCTGCTGGTTCGGCGAAGGCGTGATGAACGTCACCTACGCGGTCAGTTTCAAGGAGACCCGCCAGTGCTCGGGCTTGCTCAACAAGTCGTGGGACAGGCAGTCGTTTACAGGAGGGGCCGAGGTCCCGTTCTGCCTGCATGTGACATGCCGAACGGGAACGGCGGCAGGCTGCACAAGAAACTTCGGCGTCGGCCGGCACTACGTCCACAAGCTCCAGCTTTGCGACTTTCCGATGAAGTGCTCGGATGTGCTCCGGGCAGCCTCGATAG